AGACTTTGATGGCGATACTGTCCTTGTCATTCCCAATCCTGAAGGTAAGATCAAGTCATCTCAGCCCCTAAAGGAACTGAAGGACTTCGATCCTAAGAAGCTGTATAAGCTTCCCGATGATGCACCTAAGATGTCGGCCAAAGCCAAAGGCCAACAGATGGGCGATGTCTCTAATCTGATTACAGACATGACCATCAAGGGTGCACCATTCAATGAGATTGCTCGTGCAGTCAAGCACTCAATGGTAGTTATCGATGCTGAGAAACACCACCTCGATTATAAGCAGTCTGCTAAAGACAATGGCATTGCTGCTCTTAAGAGGGAATACCAGATGAAGCCTAACGGCAAAGCTGGTGGTGCATCGACCATTATCTCTAGGGCTAAGTCTGAAGCCAGGGTTCCTGATAGGAAACCTCGTATGGCTAAGGATGGTGGACCTATTGATAAGGCTACTGGTAAGAGGGTATGGGTAGAGACTGGTGAGACTCGGAAGGCTCTGAACCCAGCTACTGGTAAGTATGAGGATACCGGTATCCTCAAGACTACTAAGGTTAAGAAGCTTGATCTAGTAGATGATGCTTATGACCTGGTGTCTTCTAATGGCGGCACTGTTATAGAACATGTCTATGCAGACCATGCCAATAAGCTGAAGGCTCTGGCCAATGAGTCAAGGAAGGTAGCGGTTAATGTTACCCCCACTCCACAAAGCGCCTCTGCTAAGAAGGTATACGCCGTCGAAGTAGACGCCCTCCGTGGCAAACTCAACGAGGCCCTCAAGAATAAACCCCTTGAACGCCATGCCCAGCTGATAGCCGGTACTATTGTTAAGGCTAAGAGAGATGCTAATCCAGAGATGGATGCAGCTGAACTCAAGAAGATCAAGAGTCTTGCACAACAAGAAGGCCGTGCTAGAACCGGTGCTACCAAGCAGACCATTAAGATCACCCCTAAAGAATGGGATGCTATCCAGGCTGGTGCTATCAGTACCAACATGCTGGAGAAGATCCTTGACAATGCTGACATAGACAACGTCAAGGAACTGGCTACACCCAGGAAGACAGAGGTAATGGCAGGTAGTACTCTTGCTAGAGCTCAGTCCTTGCTGGCTAGTGGTAAGACACAGGCTGATGTGGCTACTATCCTTGGTGTATCTACATCAACATTGGATCGTGCTATCAATCCCAAACCAACTGAAGACTAAGAGAAAGGAAAGATGTTGGCTAAAGAAACAATGCTATCGACAGCTGACAATCCATACAATCCTTTCACTGAGTTCGATCAGTGGAACAACTGGGACCAGCAGTCAGGCTACCATACGCTGGCCTACCAAGCTAGGATCTGTGTATTCAGTGATGAATTGAGTGAACTTGATCAGATACAAGCTATCGATCATGCTATCGATGAGATACTTGAGCTCAATATCACTGGAAATTACATCAGAGTTGAAAATCCTAGCTCTAACTGAATAAATAACTGAATATACAATTCAATAAGCGGTATGGGGGGAGGGGTCTCGCAAACAGGCCCCCCTCCCTGCATCGCAGCCCTTCTAAAAAATGCCCCGGGGGAACTTTTCCGGGAACAATTTGACCCTCATCAATCTGCGAAAGGTCTCTATCATGGCAGAAACTCCCGAAAACGAAGAAGCCGTTCCCACAACCCCCAAGGTTGATTGGCTCGTTCCCAACCAGGACCTCATCGAGCGTGTTGTCGATGCTCGAATCGAAACTCTCAAGGAAGCTGAGAAGCCTTCGCGCTCTCGTTCGCGTGCTTCTGAGAAGAACGACAATAAGTAGTTAGTAGTTGTGGGGCTATCTGCCGAGGTAGCTTAAATGTCTGTGGCTGGGGCCGTGCTCTTCCCCCATGAGAGCTGAGAAATCCGGACGAATCGACGCCCACAACACTATACATGTATGACTTGATGAGGGTTTAGTTGATCTCCTAGGTGTCGATTCCGGGACGACTCTCCGCCTAGTCAGTACGTTGGGCAACGTCAGAGAACCTAAGCCCTCTTCAAGCTATACATGTAAACCCCTTACCTTTAGATGGAATTCCAGGTCTCACCGGACTTAATGGTTTTCTACGACATGATCGTTCCCTGCCGACGCGCAAATCTGGCATTCCTTCTGAGGGTAAGAAGTATGAGTATACAGTCACCATACTAGGTCCAAAGTTCCCTCATACTATGTAGGGACTCTGTGATAGAGCGTTAGATCTCACAATAAAAGTAGGACTTCATCTACCCTACACTCCTTTCAAGAGGCGTTTGTGACTTCGTGCGGTTGTAAACGTTCGAGATCTAACGTTCTATCATAGAGTTCCTACATAGATTCTTTACTTTTGCCGAATTCTACAAAGTTGCGAACATGTATTCTTTACTTTTGTCTGTTTTAGCAACTTTGTCATCATAAACATCATTACTATCGGGGGTAACACTGTGTGCACGCTTGNNAATGATTGCTGAAAAAGCAGCCGCGGCCGAAGAAGCAAGTCAAGAAACCCCAGAACCTGTTCAGGAAGATCCGTTTTGTGGTTTGACTATCGGTCATGAACCACATTTCGACTGTCCTGGATACGTGGAGACAATTCCACAAATCAACGGTCTATAACATAGGGGAAGTATGAAGAAACTTCTGGCAATTCTTGGTTCGTCTGCATTGCTTGCCTTCGGGGCAACGGCTGTATCGGGAACTCCGGTAGCACCCGTTGTTCAGAAAGCCGAAGCAGCCTCATACACGAGCTGTTACTGGGCAATGAATGGCGGCTACTACTGCTACCGCTACGGCTGCACTTATTTCGAGAGGGTAGCACTCGGATGTTACGAGGGTTACGTTCGAATGAACACTCGAGTGTACGTCTAAAACTCTACTACTAGATATTTAAGGAGGTGATTACCTTTGACAGGCCCACGCAAACGTATCGAGCCTCCCCCACTTGAAAGAGCTCGCAAAGTCTATGACTCCGAGATCGTTGAAGAAGAGAAACCTCTTAAACGACTCCCGCGAGCAAGAAGTCCCGAGGCACGGGAAGCTCAGTTGGCAGCTATGGCTTACGACTTGGCTGAAAGACAGTTTCGTGAAGGTACTGCCTCGTCACAGGTAATCGTCCACTTCCTTAAAGTAGGCTCTACTCGTGAAAAGGTGGAGCTTCAGAAGCAGAAGCAGGAAACTCTCCTTGTCGAGGCAAAGGTTAAGGACCTTGCTAACGTCGAAGAGATGAAGAGTCTTTACATAGAAGCAATGGCTGCTATGCGTGGCTATGGAGGACATCAAGAGACGGAGACTGATGGTGATCCGAACGTATACTGAGCTAGCTAAGCTTGAATCTTTTGAAGAACGATTCAACTATCTAAGCATTAAAGGTGTAGTCGGCGAATCCACCTTCGGTTTCGAACGCCATCTCAATCAGAAGTTCTATACTTCAAGAGAATGGCGTCTTATCCGAGATGAAGTCCTAACTCGAGATCTGAGTTGCGATATGGGTGTCGACGGTTACGACATATTTCAACGCCCCATCATTCATCATATGAATCCCATGGCTCCTAAGGATCTGATTCGCGGCAACGTGGATATTCTTAACCCGGAGTATCTCATAACCGTCACACACCGAACCCACAACGCAATTCACTACGGTGATAAAAGTCTGTTAGCGCTTCCCCTTCCGGAACGTCGACCTGGAGACACGCGACTGTGGAGTAAACCACTACTAAAACTCGCTAGTTAGAAAGGTCTTCATGAAACAGCTTGTTAACCCTGTTCCCATGATTCCATGTGTTGGTGGATGGTGCTTGCAGTATGTTCGAGAAGCATTTCGCCTCCCCATCAAGTATGGAAGTGCCACTGAAGCTTGGAATATGTCGAAGTCCCAGCATCGGGATCGAAACTTCCCTCCAGGTCTATGGCTTCCCGTCTGGTATGGCATCGATCAGGAACCTCTTGGTCATGTCGTGCTGCGTTCTCCCGAGGGCAAGGTATATTCCACTTCGGATTACTCGGGATGGCCGGTTATTCACGATAGCTTGGAAGCTCTTGAGTCTTTCTACGCATATTACGGAATGACCCTTCGGTATCGAGGATGGACGGAAGACGTCGCCTCATATGCCGTAGTCGGAAACTCAACAATCAACGTCGAATCCACCACTACCACGAAAGCAGATGATTTCCTTATGGCACTCACCGCTTCACAGGCTCTCGATCGCATTGAACGCTATCTCGATGCGCCTGTTTCTGCTGTACCCAACAAGGTCATGGAGCAGACTGTCGTTCACGGCGGTTCGCATTCCTTCAAGACCGAGGTCGTTCTTATCCGTAAGCAGGTCATTGCACTTTCTGGTCTCGTTGCGCAGCTTGCAAAGAACCCGAACCTCGACGCTGACCAGATTGCCGCTGCAGTCCGCAAGGGTATGGAAGAGGCTGTCGTCGATGTTGACATCACCGTCAACGACAAGCCGATTCCTCCGTCCGCTGGCTAACTAGATGGTTACACGCTTCATCCAGGATCATTTCCTGGGAGGTGTTCTGCTCCTAGGTATCATCAGTGCCATTCTTGGTATTTTTGGTATCTGGGTAGCTATGTTCATTCTCGCGATCCATCGTCTAGCTGATCCGATCCTCAGACTTTTTGGAGTAGGGTATGGATAACGACAGCATTCTCGACACAGTAAAGCGACAGGTCTTTCTAGATCCTGAAGATACTGATGCTGACGAGGAACTAATCCTTCATATTAACTCAACCTTCTTTGTTCTCCAGCAATTGGGCGTCGGTCCTGAAATCGGCTATCAGATTACTGGTCGTGAGAACAAGTGGAGTGAGTTTATTGGAGATCAATATCTCGCTGCCGTCAAAACCTACATGGGTTTGAAGGTGCGACTCATATTTGACCCGCCACAAACTGGTCCTTTGGCTGAAGCCATGGAGCGACAGGCAGGTCAGATGGAATGGCGTCTTAATGTTCATATGGAAGGGGTGAAATGGGCAGAAGCGCTAGCGACATCCTCGGTGACCACGGAGTAATTCTGGACGAGGACGAGCTTGCTCACTTTGGAGTAAAAGGAATGCGGTGGGGTAAGCGTAAAAAGCAAACCTCATCAGACTCTGAAGGTTCTGATGGCTCTACCTCTAAACCGGCGAAGCCAGATGTCAAGAAGATGACTGACGATGAGCTGAAGTCTGCAATCAATCGACTTAAGCTTGAGAAGGAATACCTCAAACTTACTGAGCCTGAGATTAGTAACGGTAAAAAGATCGTTACAGCTCTACTCAAAGATGTTGGCGACGTCAGTCGGAAGCAAGCAAAGACGTATCTCAATCAGAAGATTGAGAACGCCCTTAAAGAAGGTCTGAAAGACGCTGCTAAGACCGCCGGTAAAGAAGCTGCTAAAGTTGGTGCGCAAATGGCCATCGAAGCAGCTATCTCTAAGGCATCTGGCGGGTCTGCTCGACCAACTGTAAAGTTCACGCCTCGTGCACAAACTACAGTAAAACTCTAGTGATGAAAGGAGGGTCGGCTTTGGCTCTGTCTAACACTGCAACACCAATTTATTATGGGAGATTCCGTGAGAGAGTTCTCAACGGAGAAATCCCCGTATGTAAAGAGATCAGTGCCGAGATGAATCGGATTGACGCACTCATCGCCGACCCTCGTTTCTACTATGATGATTTGGCTATCAACGGCTTCATCAAGTATTGCGAGAATGAGCTCACTCTAACGGACGGGACAGACCTCCACCTTCTGGATAGCTTCAAACTTTGGGCTGAACAGATCTTCGGTTGGTACTACTTTGTAGAGCGGA